AAGGCTGAAAAATATATAGTCCAGCCTTACAATTGGTATTTCGAATTCCAAACTGATACAGTCCAGGCTATCACAGATACACACTACGCGACTGGTATTGTTCTTTATCCACCTGATACGACGAGTTTCTTCCGTTCATCAGTCTATAACGGTACGATCACAGGTTTTTATATGGTCGACCGTAACATGCCTGTGTTTTACTTGACGGCTGCCGCGCCTTTCAATTTCACAAAAGGCTGGACGGTGAAGGGCCTACCAACCGTGACGGGTAATGTGACGGTCAATTCATTTTCAACAATTCCAGGAAACGTCGTGACTGCGTCGATTGCCGTGCCCGGAAAGCGCCGCCAGCTTATATCAAACAGTTACATCGCATATGCCTTTTTGAATACAGAATACCCAGTCCCCAACACACCAAATCCGGTGTACACGACCGCCACCGTCCAGGCACCTATGAAAATTGGAATTCAATATGGTGCTTCGGTAAGTACTAGTAATGTTGACCAGATAGATCAGGTTGTGACCGTAAGTCAGAATATCATGGGAGGAAACCCAGCCCCTCTCCGTGACCTTGGGGACGTGAAGGACACTCCGAGCTTTCAAGAAGAATACAAAGAATTGATCAATACTGGGTTCAATTCGGCAACCACTATGTCACTGTACGCAATTGGTCCTCAAGAAAAATACGTCAGTGGAAAGGATGATACAGATTGGAACACGTACTTCCCACAACATTCAAACTTTGTGATGTACCAAAGGAATGTGCCAATTTCAGGCAATTCATTCTTGGGCCAGACAATCACGCTCGAGTTCCGCCCTCAAGAGCTCGGTGATCTCCTTTCGAATATGTATTTCAAATGCACATTGCCAGGGCTGACATCAACCTCAAATGCATATACAAATCAAGTTGGTCGGGCTATAATAAAACAGGTTGATTTCATTATTAATGACACGATCGTAGAAACTGTTTACGATGATTGGTTCTATATCCATGATCAGGTATTCCTTGATGCGGACGAACAGACTGCCATGTTCAGTGCGGTGAATGGCGGATCAAAATCAAATGTTAATTCGACCTCAACCACGAATGTCATCGTACCATTGGAGTTCTTCTTCTGTCGTAGGTATTCACACGCCAATAAAGAACATGAAAGGATTAGACGGCCGTACTTCCCCCTTTGTGCTTTATGGAACCAGAAGATGTACATAAAAATTCAGTTTAATCCGTGGGTCTGGATCACAAACGATTTGCCTGTCCAGGATATCATAAATCCTTCGCTCGTATTTGAGGAAATCAAATTGACTGATGAAGAGCGCCTCTTTTATAAAACCACGCCTCTCCGGTTCATAGTGAACCGAGTGCGTAAGGAATCCACTCTGTCCTTCACATCCACCAATCCCCAAATCCAAATGACAGCAAGTTTTCCAGTTCAGATGATCACGTGGTTTATTAGGAACAAAAAATATGAAGGAGTTCAGGACGGCCGGTACCATGATGCACGGTACAACTACGGATACACGACAAATTATATTCAGACGGCAGTTCCTCTGAATTTCGTATCAGGCCTTGTGAATTACATTGATGTGATTGACAGTGCTAAAATTACATTGAACAATGTTGACATCCTGAGTACTTTCCAGGGTTCTCTTTATTATTCATTCAAACAGCCTATGGAACACGGCCTTTCCATTCCATCTAAGAGTATCTACATGTACTCATTTGGGCTCAATCCAAAAGAGTACAATCAGGGAGGGTATGTCAATTTTTCTAAATTGAACTCACAGACAACGCGGCTCGCTTTACAGTTTTCGCAGCAATATTCGAGCGAAATTACGCAGGGATACAATCTGTACGTGTTTTATTATGGGTACAGCATTCTGGAATTTCAGGGGGGGTTTGCAAGGCTCCCTTTTGTGTAACCAGGTACTCGATAATTCCGTTAGTTATGCACCACCGGATGAAATTCAGTTGGGCCACGGTCGTCGTCAGACCCATAAACGAAATGCGCTCGGTACGGCAAAAGGGGTCGAAGAGTTTCTTCGAGTAGCCATCGAGGCTGGACTTGTATGCTACATGGACCGTGAAAAATTTTCCATTAGGCGCGGTATAAGTCACGTGCCTATTCTTTGCATAGTTCGTTACAAACCATTCCAAATTACGCAAAGAAATACCCTTCCTGTGAGAAAGGATATCTTTGAGCTGTTCTGAATGTTTGTCTTCTGAAAAGAAACGGGTTAGGCTTTCAAGAAGGACGTCCGACTTGCTCATTGAAGTATTTGTGCTCTACATGTTTAAGCGGTTTTTATTTTCAAATGTTTTGCTCCATTCGACTTGGGGTGGCGGGGCTGGCGCGGCTGCTGGGACCTTGATAACGGGCGCCTGGGATGCGTGAAACTTGCAAAATCCATTCGCATGTGGTTCCTTTAGACATCGCTTTCCACTCTTATTTACGCCCTGACAAAACGAGGCGTCCACGTGCGCCGTGTCCTTGATCAGACGTGCAAGCGGTACAGCGTACAGCTCTGAAATGACCTCGAGCGACTTCGAGAGGCGAATGGCTACACGCCGCTTCACCTCCTCCTCGATCAATGCGAGGATCTGTGCTTCCATCTTACTCTATTTTAGGCGCTGGTCTTAAACTGAAAAAGTCTGTCATGGTCTTCACCTTGGGTGCAAATATGACCTTTTCGGGGTTGGCCCCTACGAGAGGTTCAAGCAGGTCGCACACAGGCTTCTTAAGCTGGTGGTCGAAGTAGTACGCGTAATCAATTTTTAGACCATTTGTTTTGACCCACTCTGGATCCTCCGCCTTCTCGAACATTCGACCACGCCCCTCGACAATCACAAATTGAACACGGTCACCCTGCTGTGGCTCCGACCCTGGGGCCCTAGCGCGAATTTTATCACGCACCTCTACGTGAGGCATCTTCACTTTGTAATCAGAAGCAAGCTGCTTGGACAGTAGCAATTTCTCAATGGGCACAAGACCTCCTTTCAGGTCTTTTGCACTTTGTTTTGCAAAATTCACAGCAGGTTTAGGATCGTCACTTTCGAGAACCATATTGAGCAGCTGTTTAAGCGTCTCACGAACGTAAGGACAGCTGTCACGGCGCACCACTTGTAGACCCTTGACGTCAATCTTTTTGAAAACAACGAGCCGTGTGCCATCCTCTTTCAGAACGGGTGTGCCATCTTTGTTCGACTTGCCTTCGTACATTTTGGCGGCATAACGCTTCTTCGAGTACAGAAAATACGGGCAGTAGACCTTCTCGAGCTCGAGGTCGTTCGGAGCCTTGAAAAGCTTCGTGCACTGCTCGGCAGCCTGCTCACCCTGCTGCCACGAGTAGTCGATCGCCTCCTGTCCCTTCCGCCCCTGGACGTCAAACTCGACCATAACACTGTCCGTATCTCCGTACCGGACCTTGGCACCCGGGAAGTTCTCCTCGACATACGTCTTGGTCTCCTCGATCATCTGTCGTCCTCGCATAGTAACTGTTGATGCGATTGCGACCAGGGGAAGCATGCCTTTAGACGCGCCAGTAAACCCATAAATACTGTTCATACTAATTTTATAAGCCAGCTGCTGACCGTTATAAATCGCCTCCATAGGCGTCCCTTCCGCCTGGGCCATCAGCTTCTTCGCCTTTTTGCGATAAGCTTTCAGGTCGGTCAAAATGACAGGCAATAGGCTCGGCACGTTCTGAGCAAACCGGTGAGGCCCAAACTGCTCGTACGTGACGCCAGGAAGGTTGTCGAACTTCGGGTCCATCACGAGTGTTGAGTAACACAGATTATGGGCACACATGATACTCGGATACAGACTTGCAAAGTCAAGTGCGGTGATTGGTGAATAGTACGCGCCCGTCTGCGCCTCCAGAACCGTCGCACCCTGATACTTGTCCTCATCAAGTGCAGGTCCTCGGTCGAAGGTCGGAATTATGAAATTCAATTCACGAGCCTTGTAGGCCATCTGACTAAACACCTTGATTTGCTGTCCGCGCTCACTCAAGAAAGCCAACGGGACCCAACACGCCTTCGCCATCTCCACGAGGTTCTGGATCTGACAGAGCTTGTCAAGTAGCTTGTGTGGCAGTTCGGTATCTTTCAGACAGTACTCTGCCACCTCGCCGAGCCGGGCCGCATCGCCCTCCGCAAACCTCGAAAAGATCTCCTTGACCGGCATGTCATTTTTTTGATCTTTCAAGAAATGCTTCGATACGTTATTCAGTGAGTAGCTCTCGAGTTTGTGCTCACGCTTCACGTCCTGGAAGAGATCAAACACGTACCGGCCGCGCATAGGAACCATCTTGAGCATGTTATTCCCGAGTGCCGAACTCGAAAGGTTCTTTGTGACCAGCTCGATCGGGCTATCTTTGAACCGCCCCCATGTCGGCGCAAGCCCGTTCTTGACTGCACGAACCTGAAGAAACTCGAGATCAAAACCGAAGATGTTCCAGCCGGTAATGATATCAGGGTCCGTCTTGATCAAATACTTTTCAAAAGCCTGAAGCAGCTTCTTTTCGGTATTAAAACTCTCGGCGTCTGGTCCGGCAGTATTCTTGAGGCAGAGACACTTGCGCTCCATAGGGGCGTCCGACCCAAAATTACGTGTCGTCATGCCAATCTGGAAAACGCAATCTTCGGTTTTCATCGGGTCTGGAAAGTTCCCAGACTTTGAGTAGCACTCAATATCAAATGACATGATCTTAAGGGGTGCCACGTCATCTCGGTCAACTGGTTTAATATTGGTATGTTCAGGTGCCCATAGATTAATGTCACACGTCGTGTCGTAATCAGGTTCGGTCGCGTCACACGTCAGCCAGCCAGTCGAACGAATTTTGGTCACGTGCATAAACCGGAGTACGGGGTCGATATTCGTTTCGTACAATTTGAGCTTGCCAAATTCAGTGTCTGATTTGCGAAGACCGTACACACAGAAGCGCATCTGACGCATTGTATCAAACTCTATCCGAGCAAATCGTGAAAGGAGATTGTTCTGGAACCCCCATAGGTCTTTGGCTCGAACCTCCTTGATTTCTGTTGATTGAAATCGCTTTCGAATTAGTGCAGCAAAATCAGCAAAACTATGCTGAACTCGTAGCTTTACGTAAAAATACGGACGAAAAGTGGTGCCGAGAGCAACTGACTTGCCATCTGCTTGCCGTCCGTAAATTCTAATGACGAATTTACCGTCTTCATGGTCTGACCCCTCCCAAGCAAC